CTTTCTAAGATACTCCTCGGCCTCCACGATCAACGGATCACGCTCGCCTGGCTTACGCTGTGGCTTTCCATTGACTCGCGCCCATGATTCGTATGGCGTTCGCAACCCCTGCCAACCCATCGCAATCGTGTATTCAATCATCTCGACGGCTTTGGCCTGGCCGACCTTGGCCAGCTCGGCGAGCTGCTGCCGCGCTGAGGTTTCGGTAATCGGCTTTTTGATTTCCTGCCGGTGAGTAATCCACATCGCCCATGCTCGGTAGAACTCCTGGGCATTGCCTTCCTTCAATGCGTCTGGAATATCCTGTAGATTAAAGTCATAAGCCTTCCGCCTAGACCGTTCCCCCTTGGGGGATTTAGGGGGTATTTCTTTAGTAGAAACCGAATCAGAAACCGAATCAGAAACCGAAACCGAAACCCCGGCTTTTTGCTTGCCGTTTGCTATACGATTTGCTTTTTCGTTTGCTACCTTTTTGCTACCGCCTTTGCTACCGCTTTGCTTTCGTGATTCGCTAATTTCTGCCAGTCGTACCAACCTTCTTGAGTATAAAGCCCCCCTATGGTCCCTACTTAATACCCCCTTTTGCTCTAATTCCTGAATGGCTGCTACTTTCTCTGCCAAATCGCCACCAGCAATAGCGTTAGCAATTTCCTCGTTTGTTCGTGGCAAACCGCTAGCCCAAACTAAATATCCCTGCTCTTTTGCTTCAAACATGTAGCAAAGCAAATCGACTAGCAAACCTCTAGCAAAAATCGAGCAAAACCTTAGCTCTGGGTCTTTAAGCCAATCCCCCGTAAAAAACCAAAACCCTGGCGACTTATTCATTACCGTTCCCCAACAAAAAAGCCTACCGAATGAGCTAGCAGACTCACTCGATAGGCCCTTAGCGGTTTCCCGCGTTGTTGATCTGTTGACCGCTGCTAGTCGGCTCAATCCATTTTATCGGCGGTCGTCGGCGGACGCAACTTCACTGCATCATCCCGCACCACGGCAATCTCCAGTGGCGCAATAATCCCGATCCTAACCCGACTGCCTTTCACCTGGTCAACGTAAATCGTTATATTGCCGCCAATCTTAATCGACTCGCCAGCCTGCCTGGTTAGCAATAAGTGACCGTGAGAATCCTTTTTAACTAGCTCCATCTCGTTCTCCCTGTTGTGGTATTAAATCCATCAAACCCTGCGGCTCGGCGATCCGCACCGGCTGCTCTACATCTTCAACTTCTGTGTCAGTATGCAAGCCCATTGCCAGTTCTGGGCAATAGGTCCTGGCAAAAAATGCGGCGGCCCTGTACGTCAACATAAGCTGTGGCATGGTGCGCCACTTGCTACCATCTTTACTGTACCAGCCCTCGGCCTTGGCAATCGCAATCGTCACTTCTGGGCCCTTTAGCTCCTCGCCGGTGGCTTTGTCGCTGGTCTTGACGTAGCACCCCCACGAGTCGTTCGCACTGCTGCCAGTAAAAACGTAGTGGAGTCTCGTAAACTGATTGCTGTGGTTAATCAGTCCGATCAAAAACTGAGCGGACCAGCTCGGCTTACCGTGAATAATCGCGCAGTTCTGCATGACCATGAGGGGGTGAAAACCCATGCGCTCGGCCAGTTCAATAGCGACGATGCAATTGGCCAACTTTCCTTGAAAGTGCTTTGGGATAATATCACTACTGGCCAGTAGCTTTCCCTTGCGCTGCTCAAGCTCAAAGCGTCGCTCCTCCGGCAACTTAGCAAGGTCGGCCTGCGCCTTAGCTATCTCCGCTCGGTACTTCTCCACTTCCACCAGTTCCGTTTGCTCCGGCTGTATCTTGATAACTTCGCTCATTGACTTGCCTTTCGATCTCGTAAATGCGTTTTTTTGCCGATTCAATTCTCAAAAGCGCAAAAGATAAAACCTCGGTTAATCTTTTCGCGTCATAGTCAAGCATGATTAAATCAACCTTGCTGTCGAACACTGCTTGCTCTAACTCGTTCCTGCTGGTCTTCACTTGCCTGACCTCCTTAGCACCCTGTAACGCCCTTCTTCGACTGCGTATGCCTTGCGCGTCTGCCAACGGTAGCTATACTTGACGCCACTGGGCAATACTGCCGATTCGTGGCCCGCCATAAGCTGAAGTAGCTGGTTTTCCAGTCGCTCTTTGCTTTGATTGAGCTGCTTAATTTGCTCTTTCAGTTCCTCTAGGCTTTGGTCAATCTCAATGGCTTGCTGGCATACTGGCCCATCGGCAAACGCCAACGGCTCCTCACGCTCTTGGTAGAGCTTGCCTAAAATGGCCCGATCCAATTGACCTGGCCCCGCTTCGGGCTCAATACCTTCCTGGCAATTGCGCCAAAACGCTTCCTCACGAGCGCACAAATGGGCGATAAATTCCGGCATTGGCTCGGCTTTGTAGATCACCAGCTTTTGCCCACCAATCAAACAAGCGACGTAGGCTACCTTAGCGCCGGTCACGGCTAACTGGTGCTGCACCTGCACTTGGTAGTTGATCGGTATGGAGTCCTCCCAATCGCTAGCCCTGTAACTGCTCGTAGTCTTGATTTCCAGGAGCTGCGATTGATCGTCACCAATAAAAGCGTCGGGCGTACAAGCCTGCCAAGTCCGTGTTGGGTGGATAAATAATAGGTCCTGATCCCATCGCCTCACCGGCTGCCCAAGTCGCTCCGCTACTGCTTCACTAATGGGCTGCTCTAGCCTGTGCCCCCACTCCATGGCCTCTGCGCTGCCGTTGCTGTCGGCCTCGATGCCTTGCTTGGCTGCCCACACCTGTAGCGGTGTCTTAAAGGGACACACACCCATAATCGCTGGAGCGTCGCTGGCGCCAATGTAGCTTCGCCGACGTTCTTTCCAATCTAGCCTGTCAATTGTTGCTGTCATTATGTACCCTATGTATTAAATAACACTCATAACACTGCTTGGTAACAATGAGATGCCCGCACGCTTTACAACGATGCGGAGCCACCTGAACTTTCCACGGCGAAACGGTCGCTAAATGCTCGTTTTTCTTGCGGCATCTGACAGAACAATATGACCGCTGCTTTGTGGCTAATGCTGCGCCGCAAACCTTGCATCTGCTAGCCACGGCTAAGCATCAAACGCTCGGCGGCTGCTCGGTCCGCTTTGCGGCTGCGCTGTTCGGCCTTCACAAGAGAGGCCCATTTCTTGGGCGTTACTAGAGCGTAACGGATTACCGCGTCATACTGAGCCTGAAGCGCTAACGTGTTGTCGCCTCGCTCCCACTGCATGACGTAGGTAGCAGCATAAGCTGACGCTAAACTGAGATTTTTTTGCTTTGCGTTCATTCTGATTTCCCTTTCGTGTTTGTAACAACCAACCCACGGTTGTTATAAGCCTGTATCGACAATCACGCAAGAGGGAATAACAAAAACTGAAAAAAATTACGCTTTTTGTGCGCCGCTAACATGGATTGCCACATTAAGTAGCGCGGTGGTCGTAGCTGTTCCAATGTAGGTCACATAGTCGTTCGTTTGCAAATCGGCCACGGGTACGATTGATCCTGCGGTTTGGCCCACCGCGTAAAGAGTCCCAACGGCTAGCGTGCCTCCCACGTTAACCAGGCCCGATTCGGCAAAGAGAAAATAGCCGTTTGTACTTGCTGGCGTAATGGCAATCCCAACCACTGCGGCTTTTGGCGCTGTGTCGTTTGCGTCGGCTTTATAGAGCTTGTTATCTGATGAGCTTCGGTAGATAGTTTGGCCCTGCGTTATCGCTTCGCCAGCCTGCCCTAGCTGCAGCGCGACTGTTTCCGATCCGAGGCCTACGTTGCCGACTGTCACCGTTACTGCTGCCATGTTTGATAGCCCTTACTCTTGCAACTCAATTGCTGATACAAACTTTGCCCAAATTATTGACGGTTCGCCATGTGCAGCTATCCGTTTTATAACTTTTCCTAGGACCCTATACGTCACTGAGAGCCACGCGCTCAACCACCCATGGCCCGTAGGCCAAAACACGCTTCGCTGACGCTGTACGCAAGCTCCATCGGTGTTTATCGACCGTCCCGACCGCTGCCGTATTCGGCGTCCATGTTGCCTTGCGATTCCCTGTGCCACTAATAGTTATGCTCGCGTGGGCCACAACCTGCAAATCAACGTTGTCTCGGCTTTCAACGCAAACCTCTAAATTACCCTGGGCTGTTAGGTCAATCGCTACGCCATTCGCATCATACACATCAATTGACACCGGGCTTACATCACCAACGGCCACGCTGATAGTCGTACCATTGACGCGCTCTGGGGTCAGGGATGAAAGCGGCGCAACAGTAACAGTCGATCCACTAACAGAGTCGACCGCATCTCGAATTTCCTCAAGTGTATCCGTACTACTACTCCACCCTGCACCCTTGATCTCGGTAAAGCCTGCTGTCACGCCGCTTGACGTTGCCAATCCGCTCTGGATATCCGCAATCGCATGAACATGACTTCCCGCAATCACCACAAATTCATCGCCATTGCTCGGAGCTGCAGTAAGCGGTTCCTCAAGCACAAACACGCCATTCGTTGAGTTGTACGAAATAATCGGGCTATTTTCGCCTTCCAGTGGGCCACTCACAAACAATAACACTGCGTGAGCGTAAGCCGATGTTGTAGCGGATACGTTGCTTGAGAATGTCAACGTCGTTGGTGTGATTGCGTTTGAAACAATACCTTCGATAGTTAGGTTTGCCTTGCGCAAAATATCCATCAATTTACCAAACGTGCCTGCTATTGTGTGCTGGCTGTATGGCTCGTCCCAAACCGCATCGGCAATTGCTGCCGGTGTAACGCTGCCGTTGGTGATTAAAGCATCGAATTGACTTGCTGCTAGCACCTCGTAGCGATGGTTCGTCATGCCGTAGGTGGCTTTGTTGACGCTAATATCTAAACGCCCTACGGTGTCGGTATTGCCCGTCGTCAACGCAATTAGATACATGCCGTTGTGGTCATGCGTTGCTGTTGCTGCACTAGCCATCGCCGCTGTCGAGCCGTTCTTCGTGATGTTGAAATCACCGATCACCGCTGCTGTATACGCTGCTCCATCGGCGTCTAGCACTGGCCCGACAAGAATGGTTGCGGCTGTCGATTGCTTTAGTACTTGCATGTTATGTTTGTCCTGTCAAAAGCAGTCGTCGTCGTGAGCCGGATGGAAATTGATAAAACGTCTGTCGGTGCTGTTCTTGTCGTAGGCCGATGCCTGGGCGGGATGCGAGGAGGCGGATTTCGGATTCGGTGAGTTCTCTTGAATAAACTCTTGCGTCATCCACCTGACCGTTTAGCGGAACCGCTGGATTAAGACGGTCAAACCTGCCGATGGCAAACCGATTTACAGAAGGTGTTGTTATGCTAGTTGTGCTTTCCGTTCCCGCAACACCATTAACGTAAATTTGTCGGTAAGTATTAGAACGAAAAATAGCTGCAACATGATACCATTGGTTAGGCAAAAAGCCTGAAAAAGTAGCTTCACCGACTGCCCCGCCAGCATCGCCCTCTTGCCTGCATGTAATTGGATCACCGGCAACATTACCAGCAAATCGAATTGAAAATTGTCCGTCATCTGCGGCACTGCGGCAAAAAGCTAAAGCAAACTGATTCAGTGAATCTGAGCGAGTTAACGCCCAGCACGATATACTGAACGGCATTGTTGGCGCGGACAAAACAACTCTAGCAACATCATCACTCCCATCAAAATCCAACGCCCTTCCATACTGCGAACTAACCCAATCATCCGCCGCCATGTTTGTTAGAACGCCGTTATTTCCTCTGCCGCTCAAATCCGGCAATAGCAAACCACTGCCGCTGACGCTCGGTATCCAAGCACCAACCAAACCTTGCTTTAGACTTGCGTAGCGTTCTGCCATTACGATACCGTGTCAAAAACTGGCGTTACTTTGATGTAATGGTTCCCAGCGGTAGCGTTGAGGTTCACCGCTGTATTGTGCGTGACAAACAGAACAAACTTCGGCGGAATGTCACCACCGAACACGCTGCTCATTAGCACCGGCCCAAAATAGTAGTCCTCATCCGATGTCGAAGTCGTCGCCATGTTGGCCACGAATCGAGCTATCGAAGACTTCACACCTGCCAAACTGATTGTCTCTGCCGAACCCGTTCCATCGAACACATCGGGCCACGTCGTGCCATCCACTGAGCCGATAGCCCACACTTCAATCTGCCGCGACGCTGTTGGCGAGGTGCCAGTGGTGATCTTGCCGCTAACCCAAAAATCTCGCCGCCCGTCCACGGTATTATCGACGGCCGCACTTTCGACGCCTGCGAGTAGGTTGGTGTCGCTGGCCAGTGATGCAATCGAGATGCTTAAATCGAATGTCGATGCGTAGTTGACTTTTGCGGTTGCCATTAGATTGTCACCTCGTTTGCTGCTATTTCTTTTCGCGCGTTAATCACTAAGCCGATGCCCACTTCAGGCAAACCAACGGTTGAAGTCCAACTTACCGTCTTGCTGCCCATCGCAATCACTTCGTTGGCTTGTGCTTGCGTCATTAACGAGAAGCTAACTAGGCCACCAAGCATACCTTGCACCTCTGGCAAGTTAACGTCGATGGTTTGCATCTTCGGGTCGTCCACCCAATCAATTACCGAGAGGCACAATCCGGCCTTCACTGGGTTTGCGTCGAGTTGAGCCGCTTTGACGAGCGGCCAATAACCGTTAAGGATTGCGTGCTGCTTGACTTGCCAAATCGGTACAAGCTGCGTGACGACTTCCGTTTTGGCGTTGATTGCATCGGCTGCCGCTTGGTCGGATAGCCCGACGTACTGCGGTTCGGATAGCTCGGTAATGAGTGCGTTCATGGTGACATAGATTCCTCTTGTAAACCCTGCCGTACGGTTGCTGCTGATATGTTTACCAGCACGCCCGCAATGTCTGGCAACTCGCTTTTGTCATTTGTGTTTATGCTAGGTTGATAAACTTCAATAAGGGCTGGTATTGATTGAGTGCCCGTAGCAATAACTGTGGTGTCTGGGCAAATGTTTTGCGGGTCGTAGACTTTAATCGTACCTGTTGGGCCTGACGCTGAATAATCTGGCAAAACGGCATCAAATTCGGTCGTACTAACTCTATTGGTCAATGTGGCCCGCCAAACTGGCGTTATTTTTTGTAGCTCCACCAGCGCCAAACCGTTCGTCGTAATGATGCCCGATTGTAAACCGGTTCGCATGACCTGGGCGTGGCCGTATCGGCCTACGGATGCTGAGCCGATTTGATAAAAGCCCGCATACTCCCAACCACCCTGATATAAATCGCCATCTTCGAGCGCAACCTGCGTTCCCATGCTGAGCTGCAACGTGGTGTCAAATGGGGTCCGTACCATGGCAAAGGTTAGCCCGGTTATGGCCGCTGGGACCACTTCGCCTGGCTGTGCCCCTGTTTGCAAAACACAATGTCTGAACCAATGTTTGTAAAGCTTTCGTTTTTGCCCGCTAAACACGTTAAGACTGCGGTTCACGTTGGCCAGCCGAAAATCGAACCTACTGTCTGCTTGAGCGTACCCCATCACCCTGAATGGCCAAACACGTAAATTGGTGTCATTGCGCACCAAAATATGGTTATTCTCAAACACCTGCTGAAGTTGCGCGGGGCTGATATTGGCAAGCCCCGCCTCTTGCTCTTGCGCTGCGCGTAGCATCCTGTTGGCGTCTCGCGCCGTTAACTTTCGGTCTAGCCTGTCACCTGTTAAAAAAACTGTCACGAGCCGATTCCTAGTAGTGAAAAATCGCCATCGTCGTACACTTTTTCGACATAGGCAAACACTGGCCGCTTTACGACACTAACCAAGTTGCCGGTATCTGGCTGGTCGGCGTATTGGAACCATACAAAATCGTGGCCCTTTTTCGTAATCAGCATACCGTTCACATCGAGATTGGTAACGTTCGGGCTTGCAACAAAACTAAACTGCAAACTAAATTCATCCTCGTTTCGCAAGCGGCCTCTAGCGCCCATAAACAGCACTTCCCCGGCTGCTTTGCCTCGAAAAAAGGCGTTATTTTTGGTGGCGGTAAGATTGTAAAGGGTGTTTTTGTACGATTCCGTGATTACATTGGCCGGAAAAATGTATGTCTCATGCCACTGATAAGTAGGGATCGCAACATCTGCTCCGTTCACGCGCCCGTCCTGAACGTTAATGGCTCCCCTGTAGTTTGGTGCTGTAGAAAGCTGATTGCCCTGCGGCGCGCGATATATGCTTTCGGTCTTTTTGCTTTGCGTTATCTTGGTATTGGTGGTCCCAATATCAAACTCGTACTCAAACTCGTTGACCTGCAATCGCTTGGCACTGTCATAGCTTACCTTGACTTTCCATGCTGTGTTGCTCATGGGCTCAAAGCTGAAGCGGCGCCGGATTAACCCGTTATAGGCTGGCGGCGACGCGGCCCTAACGGCATCCACGGCAATCGTTTCAAACGCTGTGCCCTGAACAATGTACACTAACTCTTCGGTCGAACTGCGCCCATCAACGGCAGTGTCACCGGTCCTCGATTCTATCGCTAACTCGGTTACCGTAATACTCACGCCATGCCCCCGGCCTCATCAAGTGCTACAAGTTCCTCGGTATTGTCTTTAATACCGATCAACGCGTTTAGCATGTCGAGCTGAATACTTTGCGCTCCCAAGCCTGCAATTGCTTGAGCCGCAAACGTTCCAGCCGCCTCCATGCCCTGCTTTCCGTCTGGCCCAAGCCCTGCCATTTCAAGCGCTGTTCCCTTAGCTTGCTCGCTCCTGGCCCTCGCTTCTTCCTCTGCGGCCTTCTGGTCTCTCTGCATTGACTCTACCAAAGCTTTGGTCGCCTTTTCGATTTCGGCCTGTCTCGCCACCTCGCGGGCTGCTAGGTCGGCTTGCTGGTTAGTTGCGATCTGATCTATTTCGGCCTGGCGCTGGGCCGCTCGCTGCTGTAGCTCTGCTTGCCTGCCCTCTGGCCTGCCTGCCATCTGCTCTGCACCAGCGCGGCCACCAATACCCACCATCATTGCACCACCGCGCAGTGTATCGGCCACATCCTTAAACCCTAAGCTTTCAATCATCCCTGCTATTGGTTCGGCGATTTTCTCGGTTTGGTTGTATGCTACCGATAACATCTTGGAAAGTGTTGATTCCCATGTGCTGAGGATCGCAACCCCCATCGAGTCAAACGCCCCCTCGATGGTAATCGCAATCGTTGCGGCTGTGCTCACGAGCTGCGTGTAGGTGGCATCCCACGCGCCAATGATTGCGTTGGTGGTCGCTGTCCAGCCTAAATTTAGCGTGGCCATGGCTGTATCCCACGAGCCAACGAACTTACCTATATCACTGAGCCACGAAATAAAATTCTTGGCCACAATAAGCACTTGATCGGCGAGCCATGTTAGCACTGGCGCCAGCACTTTGCCGATCTGGATCGCTACACCTTGGAGCGCTGCAAACATCTTATCCAGTGAATCATTAAACGCTGCCGCGGCCTGCACCTCGCTACCACCAATGCTTACGCCAAGCTCGCGGGCTTCTTGACGCAGAGCGTTTATAGCGTCACCGCCCTGACTCATAAACGGCACGAGCTGAGCCCCGCTTTTGCCTAGCAAGGTCATCGCCATAGCTGTTTTTGTTGCTTGGTCGGGTATCTGGCCTATGGCGTTAGCAACTGCCAAAAACTGCTGCTCTGGGTCCATGGCCATGAGCTGGCGTGGGTCTAGGCCCAATTGCTCAAGCGCTTTTTTCGCCGATCCACTGCCGATGCCTTTTTGTAGATTTCTGAGCCCTTTTTCAAGGTCCTCCATACTTGAACCTGAGAGCTGAGCTGCATACCCAAGCTCACTTAATGCGCGTTCTGTTATGCCTGTCCTTGCTGCTGCATCGCCGATCCCGTCCGCATAATTGGCAAAAGACTTTGTAGCTGCCACGGCTGCTATGCCAGCGCTGGCCAAACCGGCCCCAATGAGCTTACTGGCTCCAATAAGTGGAGTCGCAAACCCTTTGAGCCGCTTGGCTACGCCATCTAGAGCGCGGCGTAGCGGCGAGTCGTCCGCAAAGATGCGGATAAACGCGCCGCCTGCCTCAATTGCCTTTTTGCTTGCCATGTTATGCCGAAATCATCTTATAGGACATAAGCAAATCAATGTTGGTTGCCGTTGCTACGTCGCTACCATCTTTGATAATGGTGATTGCTGTGTTCACGTCATTGGCCACAAATGATGCACCATCGGCCAAAATCAAACCGTTGGTGGCTGTGCCGATGCGTAGTAGCGTTGATTGCGTGAGGCCAGCCACCTTAGCGTCCATGAGCTTAACCACGCTCGCGGATTGCGTACCCCGAACCATAACGCCTGTGGCGGTCGCTGCGTTGCCTCCAATGGCGATCAACGCCAAGTCCACGAGCTGATAGCGGATACCGGCCCGAGCTGGTAACACTGTAGCCCCTGCGTTGACCTGTGCCACGGTAAAGCGCTGGCGAGTATGCTGTACACCGCTTTCGCTGCCTGGGATAATGTAAACGGTTACGTTAGCATCGCCGGATACGGCGGCTTCTACGGCATAACCGATCAAAAATCCTGCGCTATCGCTGGTCGTAATCGCCCCGCTGCCCGCGGTTCCGCTCACCGGATCGCCGGTAGGGTTCCAGTAAACACGAGCCCCACGGCTGATAGCGCCGGTTACTTTGGGCATTGATACCTGACCCGAAACAACCACGCTGCCGCGCTCGCTAGCGGCTAAATCCGTCGCCACTGTACCAAATAGCGAGCCGATTGACACACAATCGCCAGCCGATGCGGCTGAACCTGGTACATACGGCAAAATGTCGGTCACTGTCTTAACTGTCGCCTGACTCATTTCTTTTTCTCCAAATCCTTAAATTTCTGCACCGTTGCTTTCCAATTGGCAATCGGCTGCTCTAGCTCTCGGTAAAAATCACTTGGTCGTATTACTCTGCGGTTGCGGCCACGGTTTACGTTGTAAATCGCTGCTGCTATTGTTCCAGCCCTAGCCCACTCGGCCTTTCGGCGGCCTTTTATCATTTCGGCAAGCGTCCAAAACGTTAGCTCACTTCCGTCAATCCCGAGTTCGCCACACCACTCGTTGACGGTTCTGATAATGTCAAATCCGCCTCGGCCTGGCTTATTGCCTCGGTCATTTTTGCTTGGATTTCGTCGGCAATGGCTCGTATCATCTTGCCCCGGCCCGTCCGGTCCTGAGAAAAATTTACGATTTCGTTGATTAGCGCCTCCCTAGCTGCCTCAATGACTTCGCCATAAAGGCAATCCTCTAGCTGCTCCTGCGAGCGGTCGGCGTGTTGCTTTTGCGCTGCGATCCATACCAAGTCGCAAACCAATTCTGGATTGGTGAATAGGTGCTGTATCCACTCCTCTACCAGCCCTGCATTAAGCCTAACGCGCTCCTGGCCCCTGTAGTACCAGACATTGCGAGCCTCTCGCAAAACGCCTACAGTCCAGCGCAAATGCCAAACCTGCTTACCGTCGCTAAATGATTCCATTGACCCCTCAAATTCTTATGGTGGCGGTGGTGCTGTTCCGGTTGCCACGGCCACTGCGTTAGCTATGGCTGCTGGCACAAATGTTGCGTCTACTGCTACGGCGTCCTCAAGCGGTTGTGATTCGTTCCAACTCGTGAAAAAGCCCTGAATGCGCCAACCATCTGACGTCGCCACCGTTTGCAAGCCATCGAGAATTAACAAATCAATGGTCGTCCGGCCTTGAGCTGCGGTTTCAAGGGCCAAAAAATCGGCATCGTCTTTGTCTTTGTGCATTCGCAAATCAACGCTCAAATCGGTAAGCGCTGGTAACTGCAAGCGGTAGTTGCTATCTCGGTTGGAGGCATCAAATGCCGAGTTTTCGAGATTTACTGTCACTTCAATCACTGGGTTTATTAAGGCCCATGTTGGGCTCCCATAGGTGGCGCTGTTGCGGTATACCTTGCAATCAATACCCTTTAAAACTGTCATTGTTCACTCACTTTGAAAAAGCTGTCGCAAAAAGCCCCGGCAAATCCGGTTCTGTTTTTTCGTATGCGGGGCCCATGTACGGCCTGGCCTTATAAAATACGGTTCTCTCGTTTCGCCCGCCCCGTTCAAAAACGCTTCGCCGCACTGAACCGCCAAGCTCTAGTGTTTTCTGGCTGTCGCGCTGGCTTGCCAGTAGCTCCGGCCCCACGACTACGTTAATAGGGTGTCTCTTATCCACCGCAAACTTAATAAACGCCTTTAAGGTCCCCGTTACCGATCTGGGCGGTTTACCTGCTGGCGCTGGTCGTTTTCTCTTGCGTATGCTTCGCCTTGCATCTGAGCGAATAAAAGCCCCTGCGCGGCTGACATAGCGTACCTGAGCCCTTTCCACTGCATTTAGCACTGGCTCGGGCCTAAAGCTAATCTTTGTGATCTTGACCGTTATCGCCATCATCTAATGACAGCCCCTTGAGCTTGGTAATTTCTTGCCACAACCTGCGGCGGTCGGCCTCGCAATCGTTCGATAGCTTTTCAAATCGTCGCCAGAGCACTGTAAGAGCGCCGCTCATCGCCCCCATCCCGGTAATCATTGCTCCGAGTAGTGTAACTTCTGTACTCATTTCACCCTCGGCATCGGCTGAATAGCTTGACCCGCTTAAAAATCCTTCCCTGCAAAAACGGCTTCCTTGCCCGTACTGACCGCCGGGCCTGGGTTGGTTGTGTCGTCGCTTCCACTGCCACGACTTGCGGCCCGGCTGAACAGTTTCCGTTTTCGCACTGTGGCGATTGCTTAACGTCACTCGCTAAGGCTGCCACTAACAGTAGTTCGATCATTGGATTACCGATTCCTTTATAAAGTCCACATCTCTGGGCTTCACTGACTCCATGTCGGATAGGCCCATAAAGTAGGTAAATCTGTGCTGTAGCATCTGCCTAACCGCTGTCGGCGTCACATAGGCCCAGCCATCCATGCCCCATCGCTTGCTCCATGAGTTGTGAAGCAAATAGTAGTAACCTTGCTGCGTGCTGACGCCAACGGCAGCATCGGGGACATAACCTCCGATAACTACGGCATGGCCACCGCCACCTGGTGCAAATCGACTGATAATGCCTTGACTGTTCGGTGTCATTGCGCCGCCCCATGCGATCCCAATCTCCACCAGTCCAGCGCCAGCCGCCAAGAATGTCTTGACTTCTGGTTCCTGCTCAATCCACGTTACGCTTTTGATCTTATAGGGCTCGGCGGCTTTCCAAAGTGGTTCGGGTATCGCCCTGAAACCACCGCGGGGATAACTCACTGGGCGCGGGTAAGGGTACTGGGCCTCGGGACAAATGCCGTATTGTGTTGCCAGTTTTGCCCCGCCCTGTAATGTTGACCCTGAATCGCCGTTGATCCCGTCGATTTTCTGCGATCCAAGATACGCGAAAAGCCTGCTCAATTGCAAATACTCGCCACGAGTCGCCACATAATGACACCACTCCAAACATGTTGACAATGCGTGCCCCTGGCAACTGCCCATACTGCCCTGGTCCTCTGTGATAACAATTGGCCGGGGGTCAATGCGCTCGGGCTCGTTAAACTCGCTGCTCTTGAGTAGCATCGGCACACAAAGAGCCTGCAATTCCTCGCGGTTCTCTAGGTCGATGCGGTAGCCAAAATTTTCGTTCACGGGCTGGCATCCTTAAACATCGTGGCCAACTCTCTGAGTTTTTTAGCGTCGGCGCGTGATAGTTCGCCGTTCGCCATATTGGCTTCCATGTACTGATCAATCGTTCGCGCGGCCTCAACCCTGGCGGCCTCGGTTCTCGGCTTTAGAAACTCAAGTAAATCGCTATCGGTTTTGACACCGCCGTTTTCTATGGCCGCTGCGGTCTCGCTAAATGCACCATGGAGCCCAATGGAATACTGCCGCAAAAACTCGCTGGCGGTATTGCGGGGCTTTGGCGAAAAGCCAATACAGCCCATCACAAACACTGCCAGTAAGCCTATGAACAAAAAAACATCAAATGCGGTTTGGGCTCTATTCTTCATTGGCTTTAGCCCTGCGGATAATCGCTTCCACGAGCTTGAGAACGACCGATTTAAGAGCGGCGTCTAGCTGTGGCTCGATCAGTAGGTTTGGCACGCCTGGTATATCAAGCGGCGCAATGTATTGGTCATAGAGCTTAGCGATTAGCTCAAGCGTCTGTTGCTCATCGAGATTGGCGATCAAACCACGCAAAAAGTCAAGTCGCTGTAAAAGCGTATCAATCAAGCCTAGCCTGGTTAAAATGCCACCGCTGCGGGCTGCGGTTAGTACTGACATTATTGATTGCTCTAGCTCATTCATAATTGCTCATAACTCGCTCTTGCTATACTGGCAAATTGGGACACGTTACGCCAACGGTCCTCACTAACTGGAGTCGCCCAATCCACTTCTACTGCTCGATAGCCTTCGGGTGGGTTTTGCATAAGCGTCTCAATGATTTCTTCCATCTCTCCCAAATAATCATCTGCTAAATCATCCCACTTATCGGGCTCGGTATCTAGGGGCGCAAAAAATGCGATAAATAGCGCCAGTGTCTTGGGTGTACTGCTGCGATTCCTAAACTCAATAGCGGCATCTGCTGGCACCACTAAAATCCTGGGCGCGGTTAGGTCGGCCCTTTCTAGTGTTGGCACATTAGCAACTACAGTTTCATAGCCGGTTAGGGCGTTAATCTGCGTTTTCACGCTTTGCCTAAGCCCAAACCAAGAACTACTCACAATGCACCTGCGCCTGTCTCAATCGTGTGTATGCGATAGGTTTTGTTCTGGCGATCATGCCAACGCCAAATGTTCTCGCCACCAATTTGGACCACGGTGTAAATTACCGCACTGGCCCCGCTTCCAGCTTGAAGCCTATCGCCGGCCTCGGGCCTTGCCCCTGACCCGAAACCGGCCACTAGGTCCTCTGCATCTATTAACCAATCCACCTGGCGTCCCGTCACTAGCACACCATCGCCAATGTCGGTTTCAAACCGAGTCTCGGCTTTTGTTGCTGTTAGTGTATGGTTTGTGCCATCCTGCGAGTAGATCACGCTCTGGCCCAAGTATTCCTTGCGCTGAGCCCGTAACCACTCGCTGGCATTGGCTAATAGGTCGGCCACGTTATGCCGCTCCCTTGCTCTTAACACCACCGCGCGGCTCCATTTGGCTCACGCCAAAATCATGGTAGCCTCGCATAGCAATTCCAAGCAAATCAAAATCGGCGTCGGCCATTTCAACGGTCGGTGTCTCAACGCCATTTAGGAACACTACTTGGATAGTCGCCAAATCTTGTGGATTGGCCAGCAAATACCAAGCGGTTGAGCTGTAGCCTGTATAAGCGCTGTTGCTCAAGTATGGCGTTGACACTGGCAAAAAGCGGTTTGCAAATACGTTGGCATTTGGCACCAGCTCGGTGGTTGCTGCCCCGCCAGTGTTGTTGACGGTTGACACATAGAGCGCGCGGGCTGTGCTATCCAGCTCGGGTGGCACGAGCAAAACCGTTGGCATAATTCCCAAAGGCTCGCCGTTGGGGTCGGTTTGCTTCATAAACTTTTCAACGCCCTGACGCAAACCCTCGGCGGATAGGTTGGTTGAAGCGCCGGTAATGTAGTTGTTGTTGCCAGATGCAAAAAAGCTGGCGTTATCCATAAACTCGGTCCAAAAGACCTTATTTAGCTTGGTCGCTGCACCTCGGCCCAATCGCTGCCGTACCCGATCAAACGCGCCCATATCGTCGTTGATAATGTCGCGGCGGTCGATACCCAAAAACTTGGCATACGTCTCGGCCTGGTTGGTGTACTCTTCCTCGCCAAGCGTACCGTGTTTGATTCGCTCGCCACGGCCAATTAGCTCATAGTCGAGATTTCCTACCAAACTGTAAGACTTCATTTGCTTGAAGTCGCTGACTGGGCTAATGAGCGCAATGGATCGCCAAGCGCTATCAACTGCATTGAAAGCGTCCATAATCATCTTGTTGGCCACGTTCGACAAAATGCCGCCTACATCGTACGTGGATACTCCACTAGCTGCCTGAACTGGCGTAAAAGCCGCCTTGAGCAATCCCCGCACGTCCTTATTGCTTTCACCTGTCCAGCCGTTACGGCGAGCGCAGATACGCAAAAACTCGGTTACGGTTAAGCCCCGCTTCCAACTGTCGCGGGCCGCCTCAAGCACTTCGGGCTTGTAATGCGCCTCGGCATCAAAGCTCGCTCCCATCGAAAGCGCTAGACCGGCCTCGATGACCTGAGCTGGTACGGCCTTGCCTGTGCGAGCTGCGTTGACCGTTGGGCGCGTCTGTCGCAATAGCTGAAGCTCAAATTCCTGCGGGGTCGCTTTGCTTTCGATAGCTCGGCGCGTCTCGGCCTCAATCTTGCTCACATCGTAACCGTTGTCAATCGCTCGCTCGGCAATGACGGCAATCGCTCGCTGCCGGCCCTGCTCTAGCTTGGCCTTTTCAAAAACTGCCTGTACGTCTGCCTGTGGCTCAACGTTTGTGTTTTCTTCCATTGCTTCACTCTCCTGAAATTCTGCGGCCACTGCCGCACTCGTTGAGCGGTCGGCCCCCAATGTTACCAAAGATACCTCGTACAACTCACCGCCCCGCACAACGTATGCCGGGCCGTTTACTCTCTGACCATTTACCGTCGCTGACTCGCCATCGGCCAAAAACTGCGGTTTCTGAACTACATCAACGCCAACGCTTGCTTGCCATGGGAAACCACCTTTGGCCAAATCCACAACCTGCTCGGCGTCCTGGCTGCTCGCGCTAATCGTCCCAGTTATATCCAATCGGTTCGGGCTGGTTATGGTCGGCGATCCATGGCCCACAATGCGCTCGCTATCGTGGCTGCGCAGTAGTGGGATAGTCGCTGGTGTTTGCAAGGATTCCAAATCAACCACCACTGGGTGGCGGTATCCGCCAACCCGCACTGGTCCACCGTTGTAGGCATTGATCGCCACGCCTGGCCGCCCTGCTGGCTCACCCTCGGCGGTCTTGGCCAGCTCAATGGTTGCTTGGCTCGATAATGTTAGCTTACTGCTCTGTGGCATTGCTTGTTTCGTCCTCTATTTCGTCCTCTAGCTCATCCTCTGGCGAGTCCTCAATATCCTGACTCTCCTGGGGCTCCATTGGCTGCTGTGGCCTCTGCGGGGCTACTTGCTGCTGCGATAGTCCTAGTTCGCGCATAAGCTGTAGCTCCCGGGCTCGCTGCCGTAGCTCGTCCTCCCAGTCCAGTCCTCGGCGAGCATATTCACGCGCCAAAGTCGTGGTATGGTTCGTTAGCTCGGTAGCTTGCCCGGTCGCTTCCTTGCTGCGGTCAACATGTTCGGCCTCACTCCATCGCCAAAGCGGCGCCCAATCCTGTACGGTTTCGACAAATGCTGGCGGTAAGTAGCCTGGTATTAAAAGGGCCTCATCGAGCCAATCTCGCCAAAGCGGATCAAGCATTTGCCGTTCATAGATCAAAACGCGCTCGGCATTGCGGGTGCGCCAAAACGCTTGTAAATCGAGCCGCCCACTGGCGTAATTGTACTTACTGGCATCAATGGCCAAAACGGCTGGCATGTCCACACATCGCGCGGCCTCGCGGATCATCGACGTTACAAACTGTTCAAATGTCGCGTTGGGGTGCTCGGCCTTAAACTGCGATAATTTAGCGCCTGCTGGTAGCGTTACCATTGCCCCGCGCTCGATCTCCATCCGTTCCCACGGCTCGGCCTGGTCCTCATCATCGCTGGCGGCCATTTGCTCTAGCACTGCGGCGTGGTCGGCGGCTGTCTCGGCGGCTGTTAGGGTCGCCAGTACAAAGCGGCGCAACTGGGCAAAGATTCCTAACGATGGCGTAAGCCATGGAATGCCACGCAATTGGCCCGGTCGGTCGGCTCTGTACAAATGGTACACATCACGCGCGCTGAGCCGCTGCGCTGTCTGGATCGGCGCCCACAAATCGCCCGGATGATTAGGCAAAAAGTAGTACGCCATGATTTCGCCATTGGCGTCTAGCTCCACCGCTGACTCATCTGTGCCAAGCAATCCAATAATCGAATCGGTTTCAAAATGATCGGCTTCAAGTAGCCTCACATTAAGCCGCACTGGCGAGCGCCAAAATGGGTTTTGAGTTGTGAACTTGGTGAAAAATGCCTCGCCATCTTGGGGCACTGCGATAGCTGCCGTTGATAACTTGGTTGGTATATCGGCCTCCGTCCACCACTCGTAAAACAAGCGGCCTACCTGACTCGCAATAGCCGATACTTCCTCTCGGTCAAGCTCGGCGCCCAAATACGTCAAGCCTGGCGTTGGCCCTGAGCCTATGGTGTAACTGGCAAGAGTCGAAACAATACCGCGCGCGTAGCTGTTGTTGGCGATTTCGTAGCGACTGCGTTTCCTGAGCTGGCGGCGTACATGAGAATTATTGGCACTCTTGGGGCTCAAATCGTCGGCGGCGGCCCAATGCCTCTGATTATCGTACCCGGTTTGCGCGGCGTCATATTTGGCCTTGACCCGAACCACTTTTGTAACTGTCTTTGGCTTGCTGCCAAACCAATTGAGCCACGCCATTAACCGGCTCCTGGGGGAACGATTTTCGTATATCGCAAGCCTCGGTTTTTACGGCGCGCGGCTTTCTTGGCCTCTAGGTACTTATCGGCCTCGATTAGCTCTGATATGGATCGCTGCGTTACGCTCACGCCATCCACGTTAGCTGATTGCGGATTTTCTGCCGCTGTCTCAATGGCTGCTTCTAGGTCGCTTGGATTGGCCATAATTACCCCCGGTTGCTGTAATTAGGGGGCCACCGACTGGCTATATCAAGAGCGTTTCGGCTTTTTCTTGCCTTTTTGTCCAGTATTGGACAAATCGCCAACAATGGCTTCTTTCGTCAAAACCCTGTGGCCGCAATGCCGACAAATCCTAACCCGGTTGCGAGTGCTGCCGTAATCTCTCGTGGACCACGCGCGCAAATCGGCGCAATGACACTTAGGGCACCTGAGCCCGCTCACCGCTGACCCCGCCTAGTTAGCTGCTGCTCGCGCCAGCTCACGCGCTTACGCTCGGGCTTAACAATCTGGCCGGGTAATTCTCCACCTAAAAAGCTCGCCCCAACGCATGAGCCAACCAGACAATCAAACCACTCGTTGTCTCGGTTTGGCTTTTGTTTCCATTCCATGATGCGGCGCCCTGCTGCTTCGCTGCTTTGGTCTTGGGCAAACTCGGCGGTCAAGTGGTCCTGTAGCATGGTATGTAGCTCTGGCCGATCACCAAAAAATGAGATACTTAGATTCTCACTAGGGCTTTGCACTCGCTGCGCAACTACAGTTTTCCAGTAGTTAACATCGGTCACAAAATGCCGCGCGGCTCGCTTGGCGATCTGCTGCCGCCAGCCTGGCCCCGTCTTATCTCCTGGCGCTGCTTTCCACTGCTCAATCGGTGTTGTAGTCGCCGATAGGTAGCGGCCATGATGCGGGTAAACCTTGCCTGACTCGCTGGACCTGGCGAGCTGGTAAATCA